CGGTTGATTTGTCTATATCAAATTACTTTAGACATACAATGACAGCAAGTGTTCAGTTTACATTTACTAATGCACCATCCTCTGGAACTGGTCAAATGTTCTCGCTATTATTATTGCAAGATGGTGTTGGCGGAAGATCACCAACATTTGCGAATACAATATATTGGACTGGTGGAGCAATACCTCCTGCCACAACAGCAGCAAATGCTCGCGATTTGTGGACCTTCATCACTTATGATGGTGGCACGACTTATTGGGGCACTTTGACCATGAAGGACGCACGCTAAATATACTAGATTATTTTTATTTGTGAGTTTGTTATGAAGATACATGTATTAGTCAATCCAAGAACACCAACTGGTCTTGCGAAACGAGTTGATCCGTTTGCTGTTCATGGCTACAAATATATCAAATATTTGTCTCCACATTTTGAAATGGTACACTATGGAATTCCTGGCGCGCAAGTTGATTGTGAGCATGTTGATATTCCAACCACACCAACAGAAATCCAACGCTTCAATGAACTTGCTGGCGAAGAAATTCGCAAAAGAGCAAGTGACGGTGACATCATCGCTTGTTTCTTTGGTGTAGATAATAAACTTGCTTGCGATATGAATCCAACTTGCAAGCCAGTTGAGCCTTCAATTGGTTATCGTGCCAATGGTATCTTTGCTCCATATCGAGCGTTTACCTCGTATGCAAATATGCATATGTTCTATGGTGAGCGTGGAATGCTCATGAATCCTTCTTGGTTTGATACTGTGATTGGTAATCCATTTACGGTGAGTGAATTCGAATACAACGAAAAGAAAGAAGATTATTTCTTATACTTTGGTCGAGTTGTTGAAGAGAAGGGTATACATCTTGCCATACAAGCAACTGAGAAAGCAGGAAAGAAACTTATCATTGCAGGTCCTGGATCACTGCAACAATTAGGATATAGCGAAATACCTGATCATGTTGAGATGTTTGGTGTTGCTGATGCTGAGCAGCGAAAGCAATTAATGAAGAACGCCAAAGGATTGATTGGATTGACATATTATGTTGAGCCGTTCGGAAATATGGTCATTGAAGCAAACTTATCTGGAACACCAGTGATCACAACTGATTGGGGCGCATTCCCTGAAATTGTTCTTGAAGGTCAAACAGGATATCGAATTCGTGATTTTAAATCTCTGATGAATGCAATTGAAACTATTGACAAAATTAATCCGTTCGAATGTCGAGAGTGGGGGTTGACTTTCTCAGATGAAGAAGTGCATAATAAACATAAAAATTATTTGAATAAAGTTATAGCGAATGACTTCTATGCGTAATCTATTTGTTGTTGGTTCTTCAATTCAACCTAGATCTGGTAAGTTCACATATAGTGCAGTCAGATCTAAATTCTCCGCTGAAGAAAGATTTAGACAAACAATCTTTACTGTTAACTCTATTCGTGCGGCATTTCCAGAAGCAAAGGTTGTATTCCATTGCGAGATCTATCAGAGGAAACATATGAAATTGTAAACACTCATGAAAACAAAAGTTTGTGCGAGTCTCTGTTACTAAACACATACTTCAAAACACACAAACCTGAAATGAAGGAATACGATTTCATTTTTAAAGCAACAGGTAGATATTTTTATTACGATTTTAATAATCTTTTGCTCACAGAAGAAAACAAAGATAAAATCTTTTTTAAAAGACCACTGAACTTCGAATGGAACGAAGCCTGGAATTATAACTTTATTGATAGAAGAGAAGCACAAAACAACAATCGATTGCATCAATACTGCACCGTTCTATATGGATTCGGATCACAACATTTAGAAAAGTTTATAGATATGAATGATGCTACTGTTCATCTACTACAACAACCGTTGATGCATCACTACGATATTGAAACTCTTTCATATTATTTTACAAGAGCATATGAAGACAAAATTATAGAAGTTGATTGGAAAGTTTCTGGCTGGGACGGAACCTCTGGCAGATTTATGTACTATTAAGGTGATACTATGAAAATCAAGACCATTATTATTGACGACTTTTATGGAAATCCAGATACAGTAAGAGACTTTGCTCTCTCGCAAAAGTTCGAAGTTTCTGGCAACTATCCTGGACTTCGAACTAAACCATTTTTGACAGAAGATACTAAAAAGACTATTGGTGATATTATTCGCTATGCTGGCGGAGAAGTTACATATTGGTTCGAGGATTCTGGGTATACTGGCGCATTTCAAATTTGTACAGCGCAGGATCGAACTTGGATTCATGCAGACCAGTATAATACGTGGGCTGGAGTTTGTTACTTAACTCCAGACGCGCCACTATCATCTGGAACTGCCTTATATCGTCACAAGGCTTCAGGTCAATATGAGCGAACAGATAAAGATTACGAAGGTTACGATTATACAAAATGGGAAATGACCGATTATATCGCAAACAAGTATAATCGTCTTGTTCTTTATCGTGGGAATATGTTTCATGCTTCTCTTGATTATTTCGGAAGCACACTACATTCTGGTCGTCTTTTCCAAACTTTCTTCTTTAATACTGAATACTAATGAAAGTTCTTCATGTAATTTTTTCTTGCAATCGACTTCAATATCTCACAAAAAGTCTAGAATCGCTACACCTTCTAGATTATTGCGGGCATCAGGTTGATCGACTAATTATAGATGATTATCCTCGAACTCGAAATGATTATATTTTCGATCTTTTGGGTAAAACGCATAAATTTAATATCTTTCTGCATAAACAAAATATGGGATTATCAGTTACTTGGTCTGAGTTTTTCGATTATCTAAAAACTACGGACTATGACTATATCATACACCAAGAAGATGATGTTGTCTTGAAAGAGCCTGTGAAACTAGACGATATGATTGAGATTCTCGAATCAGATTCGAAAATGGCATCTGTGGTCTTGCAGAGACAAGAATGGTATTTCCACGAAAACCCACCGAAAATTGAGCCGACAGATACTCCAATCAAGCAATATTATTATGGGAAAAATACGAAACAATTCCCGATCATTTTCTCTTTTTATCGCCGAAGCATTATTAATTATCCATTCCGTGAATATTGGGGATTTACGATTAATGAAGGAATGATCATGGTCTATTTGGCTCATTTTGATCAAATGTATTCTGCTATTCTAAAAAATTCTGAAGGAAAAAACATTATCGAACATATCGGCGAAGAGTCTACAGGAAGAAGAATACTTCCTGGGGAACCAAATTGGGAGCAATTTGCGCATATGCACCCAGACAAAGTCTACAGTTCTCGAGATGGGAGACTTATCTCATAAACTAAATATACAATAATTAGCGAGGTTATCCATGTCTCACCCCTCAACGCGCACCGAACTCAAAGATTATTGTCTCCGAAAACTCGGTTTTCCAGTTATCGATATCAACGTTGATGAAGATCAACTTGAGGATCGTATTGACGATGCTCTTTATATGTTTCGAAACTACCATTTCGATGGTACAGAGCGTTGCTATTTGGCGCATCAAGTGACTGCTGGTGACATTTCAAACACTTATATAACTCTCGCAGATTCTATTATCGGAGTTAGCCAGGTTTTTCCATTTACAGGATCAATCCAGTCTTCAACATCCTCGACTGGTTTTAATATGTTCGATATTAATTATCAGCTTCGCCTCAACGATTTTTACAACCTAACTGCTTCGTCTTACACATATTACGTTATTGCAAGAGAGCATTTAGCAATGCTCGATATGATCGTAACTGGTTTACCACCGTTCACATTCAATAAACAAGTGCATCAGTTGAGAGTTTTCACCGACTGGAACAAGTTTAAAGATAACGCTTATCTAGCCTTCGAGTGTCATAGAATTGTAAATCCAGAAACATATTCTGGAGTTTATCGAGATATGTGGATTCGAGATTATACTGCAGCTCTATTCAAACAACAATGGGGAACAAACCTCAAGAAGTATGGAAACTATACCCTTCCTGGCGGTTTGATCATCAATGGCCAGCAAATTTACGATGAAGCCTCAGCTGAAGTCGAAAAACTTGAAGAAAAACTTCGCGACACTTACGAAGAACCAGTCGCATTTATTGTAGGATAAAATGCCAACTAGTGTATACTTCAACAATCAGAAAGCATCGGTTGAACAACAACTGATCGAAGATTTGATCATTGAATCAATTCGCAATCATGGGATAGATGTTTACTATCTTCCAAGAGAATCACGTTCATCCACAGACGAACTATTTGGCGACGATCCTGTAAAATGTTATCGTAGTGCAATCAAGGTTGACATGTATATGGAGTCATTTCAAGACTTCGAAGGTAACTCTGAATTCTTCAGTAAGTTTGGTCTTGAAATTCAAAAGGTTGCGCGCATGGCAGTTGCTCGTCGCACATTTGAACGATTAGTCACAAGACAATACCCAACAACTCATAATTTACCAAAAGAAGGCGACCTAGTTTATCTTCCAATTCAAAAGAAAATAATGGAAATCAAAGGTGTTGAAGAAGAGAAAAACTTCTTCCAAGCTGGTAAAATTGCTCCATATATGTTTGGCTTGACAATGGAAGCCTTCAAGTATAATGGCGAATTGTTTGAAACTGGCGTCACTGAAATTGATGATATATCTGATGTTCAAGCAATGGTTCTTGAGTATATACTTGACTCAGGCGGCTCTGGAACATTTACTGATCAAGAATGGGTGTATCAAGGATCTAGTTTTGCTACAGCAACTGCAAAGGGAGTTGTGGCTTCATGGGATAAACCAAACAGAGAATTAAGAATAAAAAATATTTTTGGATCGTTTGTCGATACTACTCAAATAAAAGGAAGATCAAGCGGTGCTATTTGGGAAATACAAACTGTTGCTGATAAAATTAAAGATGCAGTTGAGAATAAACTTGATGACAATTTCTTGATTGAACAAGAAGCAGATAACATTCTAGATTTTAGTGAATCAAATCCATTCGGTGAGCCATAATGCTATCTGGAGTTCATTTCTATCATAGAATTACTCGTAAAATGGTTGTTGCCTTTGGAACACTGTTCAACAACATCACTCTTAAGAGATACAATAAAGCAGGAACACAAGAGATAGAAAGAATTAATGTTCCTTTGATGTATGCTCAAAAAGAAAAGTTTTATGAGCGTATTACTCAAGACCCTAACTTGGCAAATGAAACAATGATGACGTTGCCAAGAATGAGTTTTGAGATGACAGCAATCACTTATGATCCACTTCGTAAACGAAGCAGTTTTGTTAATAGTTTTTCTGCTGGAAGCGATAATACAAAAGTTAAAAATGTTGTTGCAACTCCATATAACTTTGAATTTACTCTTACGATCTATGTCAGAAATATTGAGGATGGAACTCAAATCATTGAACAGATTCTACCATATTTTTCTCCAGACTACACAGTAACAATGAATTTAGTAGATGTTGCATCTGAGAAAACAGATGTTCCATTCATACTCAATTCTGTTTCTCAAGAAGTCAATAACGTTGGAGTCAGTAGCGGTGATGTTCGAATTATTATGTGGACTTTGTCGTTTACTGCGAAAGGTTACATGTATGGCGCAACGTCTGAGTCTAAGATCATTCGTAAAGCAATCGCAAATACATATGACAGTACATTCAACACAACAGCGCAAAGAGAGATCACATTTAGCACTGGAAGGGGTGTCTTTAAAGTTGGAGAATTGGTTTATGAGGGTAGAACTTTAAGTGAAGCGAATGCAACTGCATTTGTTCATACATGGAATCCAACTACAAACACAATAGTTGTTGTTGATACAAACGGAGTTTTAAACACAGGCAGATATATGACTGGCGCAGTATCAAATGCATCTTGGAATATACAAACATTTGCAACACCAACAAATCAGCTTGTAAGACAAATCATATATCCAGATCCATTGAATGCAAACGCAGATACTGCATTTGGATTTACAGAAGTATTGCAAGAAGCACCATACTTCTTCGACGATAGAGTTGATTCTACTCTCATTAGAGTCGATATTGGTTCTAAGACAGCAGACGATAATACTTAAGAGAATAAGAAATGACACAACAAATAATCGATATTGGATCAGCGCCAAATGATGGCACTGGTGATACAATTCGCGAAGCATTTGAAAAAGTAAATGAAAATTTTACTGATTTATATGCTGGTGCTGGTGCGGATACTGGTCCACAAGGACCACAGGGTCCACAAGGTGTTGCTGGTCCAACAGGTGCAGTTGGTCCACAAGGTCCATCTGGTCCTTCTGGTGTAAATGGTGAAACTGGACCGCAAGGTCCTCAAGGTCCGCAAGGTATTGCTGGCAATCTTGGTCCACAAGGTCCATCTGGTCCTGCTGGAGTTGCTGGCGAAGTTGGTCCTCAAGGACCACAAGGTCCTAAAGGTGACACTGGAAACTTTGGTGGTGCGTCATTCTATTATCGATTTGACACAGAGACTTTTGTAGAAAATATTCTTAATGGATATGTTTTATTTACAAATGCTAATTTGCAGTTTGCAAACATTATGGGCATTTCTATATTTGATAGAGCAAATTCAAATATCACATCATTCATCCAAACTATTGATGATTCAAACAGCACTGTAAAGGGTTTGATTAAAGTGACGGAAGAAAGCAATACATCAAATTTTGTTTTTTATGCTGTCAACAGTACACACATCGATCATGGCAATCACTTTGATGTTCCAGTTGCATATTCATCTGGCACTGTTAATACTTTTGCAAATAATGTTAACGTTGTTATTACATTTGCACGAACTGGTGACAAAGGCGATCAAGGGCTCACTGGTCCACAAGGACCACAAGGTCCACAAGGAGATCATGGAGATATCGGTCCTCAGGGTCCACAGGGTGTTGTTGGACCACAAGGTCCACAAGGATTACCTGGACCTCACGGAGAGACTGGTCCACAAGGACCACAAGGACCAGATGGTCCCCAAGGTCCACAAGGACCATCTGGTGTAAATGGTGCAGAAGGTCCACAGGGACCACAAGGACCAGCAGGAACAAATGGTGATCCTGGTCCAACAGGTCCATCAGGAGCAAATGGATCAGCTGGACCACAAGGTCCACAAGGACCAGTTGGTGTTGTAGTTTATGATGGCGGAACACCAAGTACAGATTTTAGCGTAGGACTAAATATTAATTGCGGAGGCGTAACCTAACATGGCATATATTCAACTTCAATTTCGTCGCGGAACAGCATCAGAATGGACTTCCGCGAACACAGTTCTTGCGCTAGGCGAACTTGGTCTAGAAACAGATACAAGTCAGTTTAAGGTCGGCGATGGCACGACTGCTTGGAATTTGCTGGCATATGGCGGACTTCATGGTCCGCA